GGCGCTGACCAATGTGATCGGTGGAACGGCCAGCACCACATGCACATGGAACGCGGCAAATCAGGTTCTGGTCTTAAAGGCGGTTAGCGGAGTCTGGGTTGTTGAAAATCAGATCGGTGTGACCCTAACGTGAGCCTCCGCTCCCTCGGCTTCATCGACACGTCGATGATGACCGCCAACCTCCTCGTCCGGCACCGCGAGAGCTTCATGGGCGGCTCGATCGTGCTGCGCGATGCCGAAGGCGACCGCCCGGTGCTGGAGAAGTTCAAGTCGGCGAAGAACCTGCTGAACCGGATCAAGCGGCTGGTCGGCGGCGACAGCGACTGCCTCATCCGCCGCGCTGAGATCGTCTCCCTGCCGCCCGGTGGCTTCACCCCCTGGCAGGAGGAAAAGAGCGTCGAGACCGAGCAGATGGTGCGGGTGCATGTCTGCCTCGTCCCGTCGCCGGCCGCGTGGCTCTACTGCGGCGGCGATGCGATGGTCGCGCCGGTCGGCCAGCTTGTGCTGCTCAATCACCGGATGCTGCACAGCGAGATCAACCTGGGCATGAACGACCGGATACACCTGGTCGTGGATGTGGTGCCGGTCGATGCCGAATAACCCGTTCTGCGTTCTCGGCCTGCCGCGGAGCCGAACAGCGTGGCTGGCGAACTTCCTGTCCTACGGCGACCGCGAGTGCCGCCATGAGGGCACAGCGACCATGGGGAGCTTCGATGAGGTGCTGGCGACGCTGCGGGCGGGCGTGGGGCTGTCCGATACAATGCTGGGCCTCCGTGCCGAGGACATCGCCAGGGCGCTCCCAGCGACGCGCATGGTGGTCGTGCGGCGCGATATAGCGCAGGTGCGGGCCAGCATGGCGCGGATCGGCTATCCGATGGCAGGGCACTTCCTCGAACATCTGGCGCAGAAGCTCGAACGGGCCTCCTGGCTCCCGCACGCAATCGTGGTCCGGTTCGAGGAACTGAACGACAAGGCGACCTGTGCCTGGATCTTCCGCCACTGCCTCGGCGAGACCATGCCGGGCCACTGGTGGGACCTGTGGGGCCATGTCAACGTGCAGACCGACGCCAAATCGGTGATCGATGCCGGGACGAAGAACATGGCCGGGCTGCGGACGATCTATGGGCCGGCGCTTTAATCGGAGGTTTTCATGATTGGTCTTTGGGTGGTCAGCGTCAGGGAAGAAGATGTTAAGCCGGGCACCATATTCCGGCCCTATAAAGGCGGGAAGGATTTGGTCCTGAGGGGCGTGCAAACGGGCCACGATGGAGCAAAAGGACTTATTTTCGAGACCGGCGAATTCGCGATGTACGATCCGGGCAGCCCGCACGGGCCTGGGTTCTTCATGGTCAAATTTACCGAGCCGTTCGAGATTATTGAACCGTTGTGAAGAACTTCACCCTGCTGAAGACCGGGATCGATATTCGCCCGCTGCGTGATCAGCTTGAGCGCTCGCCCGAACTGTGGGACGCGAACCCGCAGCGCCGCTCGGGCGTCCACGCCGAGATGACCGATATCTGGGTGCGCTATCGCCCGATGGCCGAACTCAAGGAGCCGAAGAACTACCGCGAGCCGCATTGGGGTGAGTTCTACCCGGCTTGGTACGCCCTGCCGGCATTGAAGCCCATCGTGTTCGACCTGATGCGGCTGGTCGAGGCGACGCACTTGGGCGCGATCCTGATCACGCGCATCCCGCCTGGCGGCCAGATCCTGCCGCACGATGACCGGGGTTCATGGCACGCCGAGTTCCACAACTGCAAAATCTATCTGCCGATCCTGAACAACCCGGAGTGCGTGAATATCTGCGAGCATGACCGGGTGCACATGAAGCCGGGAGAGGCTTGGACGTTCGACAATCTGCGGACGCACAGCGTGGAAAACAACGGTGACACCGAAAGGGTTACCCTGATAGTATGCGCGCGGACGGAGGGCGACCTCCCTTAGCTGGAGAGCGCACATGCCTTTTGCCGCCTTGGGCGCAGTCGCCTCAGTTGCCACCATCGCCAGCGCTGCCTATGGCATGGCAAATAGTGGCGGTGGCGGTGGAGGCGACGCCTACGTCCCGCAGAACCAGCAGGGCGGCGATGCCAACGCCCAGCAGAATATGTATGGGCTGACCCACAACGCCCAACTCGGCAACACCATCGCCCGCAACATCATCAGCAACCCGTACCAGCGCGGCGTCATCCCCGGCGCCGAGCGGGCGGGGCATTACCTGACCAGCAATCTCGGTCCCAGGCTTCAGCGCGATTCCGCCCGCATCGGAAATGAGGCCAACCGGGGCTTCGGCGCGGCCAACCGGGAACTCAACACCGCCTTCGATCCGCAGAACGCGCTCTATAACCGGACGCTACAACAGACCCAGGACCAGACCCTGGCCGGGCTGTCGGCCACGGGCGTGGGCAACTCGCCCTATGCCGCCGGCGTCCTGGGCCAGACGCTGGGCAACTTCAACATCGACTGGCGCAACAACCAGCTTGCCCGCGAGCAGTCCGGCCTGCAGTCGTACGGCCAGTATCTCGGCCAGGGCGGCAACGCCTACACGGCCAGCGGCAACCTGGGCAACGCGGCGGCCGGGGCCTACACGACCGGCTCGGCGCTGCCGTACAGCACCTACGTCGGGATGCAGAACGCCGGCCTGGGCGCGTTGACGCAGGGCTCAAACCTGAATTCCTCGGCATCGAGCGCGGCGCAGGGCTATCTCGGAATCGGCCAGACCGGCCAGCAGATCGGGTTCAACCAAGGTCAGCAGATCGGCCAGAACCTCGGCCAGGGCCTTTCCGGCCTGTCGCAGGCGTACAATCAGTACCAGGGCGGCAGTCTCCCGGCGGTCAGTGGCGGCACATACGGCAGCACGCTCTCGTACCAGCCGATCCAGTCCTACCAAGACCCAGGCAGCTACGGGAGCTTCGGATGAACCTCGCGGCACTCAGCGCCGTTGGCGGTGGCTATCAGGCAGCCCAGGATCAGGCCCTGCAGCGCCAGCTTGCGCTTCAGCGGCTGGCGATCGAGCAGCAGAACCAGCAAATCCAGCAGGCGCAAATCCAGCGCCAGCAGGAAGCCGATGCAGCAGACGCGCGCATGGCCGGCGGCTTCGGAGGCTTGCCCGGTGCGGTACAGGCCGGCGCTCCTGCCATGCCCAGCCCGCCGCCGATGACTGGACAGCAGCCGATGCCGGGTCAGCCGTCGCTTCCCGATGGCCCGCAGCCGCAGATGGCCGGTCCCGGTCCGCAGGGGCCCATCCCCGGTGCGCAGCCGATGCCGGGCGGCCCGCCGCCACAGCAGCCGATGGTGCAGCCCGGCCAGCAGGCAGCGCCGCCGCCACAGGCTGGGCCGCCCGCTGGCGCGCCGCCGATTGATCCCTCATCGAACCCGGATGCGTGGTTTGCCAACTGGGGGATGCAGCAGAAGCAAGCCATCCTCGCCGCCGATCCGGCCGCCGCGAACGACCCGAAGCGCTTTCTCGCCGACTTCCATTCGCGGCTGGAAATGCTGAAACAGGTTGAGCCGATCCTGAAAGATCGGATCGAGGCGGTGCAAAAGCACATTGAGCAGGTCCATCAGGAAGCCGAGCTGCAGGAGCGCACTAGCCATGACAAGGCCACAGAGCGGACGGAAGGTGCTCGCCTGGGCATAGAGACCCAGCGATTGGGGCTCGACCGGGAAAAGTTCGAGGCGTCGAAGGGTGGAATTCCGACCACGCCGGAAGACCGCAAGGCGATTGCCGCCCAGGTGGCGACCGGCCAGCCGCTGAACCAGATCATACCCGGCTATGGCAAGGAGGCCGTTCGAGCACGTCAGCAGGCAATGGCCGATGCGCGTCTCGAAATCAAAGCGCAGAACCCCGGCATGTCGGACGAGGAAGCCGGGATAGAACTCGCCAACCGCTCCATCGAATTCCAGAGTGGGAAGAAGAGCGCGGGCCAGCTTACCCAGATGCTTGGAGCGACGAAGCAGGCTATCGGCCAGTTGAAGTACAATATCGAGCAAACCAAAGCCGATATGAAAAAACTGACATCCTCCGATCTGTCGCCGATCCTCAATGCGATCATCAGAAAAGATGAAGAGTGGACGGGCGACCCCAACCTTTCTTCTCTGTTCTACCACATGAGCGCGACGGCGATGGAATCCGCCCGCATCCTATCCGGTGGTCAGGCGTCCATCGCGCAACTCCACCAAGGCGCTGCCGAGGAGGCTCAGAAATGGGCCAATTCGAATATGACGCCAAGGTCATTCGATTCCGTGGCCGACGCGATGCTTGGCGAGGGCGACAACCGCATCCAGACCTATGAGCAGGCGATCAAGGGTCAGCGGGTTGGCGGCAAGAAGGAAGATGCCCCGGCAGCGTCGTCCGACAGCGGCGCTCCCGCCGTGGGCACGGTCGAGAATGGGTACAAGTTCAAAGGCGGCGATCCGTCCAAGCCGGAAAGCTGGGAAAAGCAGTAATGGCTGACGAACCGTGGCTTAAGTATCAGCAGTCGGCAGCGCCATCCGCTGACGGGCCGTGGACCAAGTATCAGGCCGCTCCCGCGCAGCCCGAGGCGCAGACGCCAGCCGCGCTGCGACCCATCGCCAACATCCCGAAGGACATCGGGCAGGACTTCTCCGCTGGCAGCGCGAACGTGAAGCAGGGCGAGGCCGATCTGTTGAACCCGCAGGCCGATCTTGGCGGACGCTTCACCGGCGCCATTCGCACGGCGCTGGGCGGGATGCAGCAAGTCCTTTCTCCCGCAACCGGCGCCGGCCGCGCTCTTGTCAGCGACCCCATTCGTGACACGAAGCTGCCCGGCTCTCAGACCCTTGCGAACGTGGCCGATGCGGGTATTGGCATGGCGGCTCCCGGCGGTGAGGCAAAGCTGATCGGCAGCGCAGTGCGAGCCGTTCCCCGTGCGGCCGAGGCCGTCGCCGATGCTGTGCCAAAGATCGGTGGTCCTCCGCGTCCCGGCGCGCAGGCGGCGCGCGACGCTGGCTATGTTCTGACGCCCGGCACGGCCAGCAAGGAACCGGGCGGCATCTCATCTGCGCTCGGCAAGGTGGCCGGCAAAAATGAGACGCTTCAGGCAGCCTCGATCAAGAACCAGGAAGTGACGAACAAGCTGGCGGCCAAGGCGCTCGGTCTGCCTGACGACACGGTGCTGAATGACAAGGTGTTCGGCGACGTGCGCAACGAGGCCGGGAAAGCCTATCAGGCCGTCACCAAGGCAGTCCCGACCGTCAAGCCGGATACAGCCTTCAAGAAGGCCGCGACGGACCTGGGCGGCGTCAACAGCCAAGCGAGCAAGCTGTTCCCGCGCTCGGCGAAGAACCCGGAGATCATCAATCTGCGGAAGGACATGATGGCGCTCGGGGGCAAGACCGGAACCGATCCGGTCCCGACCGATGCGCTGATGCAGAAGATCAAGCTTCTGCGCTCCGACGCCAACGCCAACCTCAAGGCGACCGGCGACTACTCGGCGCAGAAGCACGCCCTTGGCCTGGCGCAGCGCGACGCGGCGCACAGCCTGGAAAGCTTGGTCGAGCGGAATGTCAGCAAGAGCGCCCCGCCGAAGGTGATCGACCAGTTCCGCGCCGCGCGTCGGCAGATCGCCAAGTCCTATGACATCGAGGGGGCGACGAACCCGACGACGGGCGATGTCAGCGCCCGCGGCCTCGGCAAGCTGGCGCTCAAGGGGCGTCCGTTCACCAACGAACTTAAGACCATCGCCGATGCGGCCAACGGCTTCCCGAAGGCGTTCCAGAGCCCGCAGGCATTCGGCGGCACGCCATCCACGGGCATGGACTTCTTCCTATCGGGCCTTGGTGCCGCGGCGACCGGACGGCCCGGGCTGATGGCGCTCGCCACCGGCAAGCCAATCGCGCAATCGGTCATGCTGTCGAAGCCGTACCAGAAACTGATGATCCCCGGCGCGACCCCGACGAACCCATGAAAATACTCATCATTGACCAAGGCGCTTTCGCCCTGGACTTCGCTATGAGGTGCTTGGACGATAAGCACTTGGTGAAGTGGTACGTGCCCGACAACCCGAAGACGTGCCTGATCGGCAAGGGGCTGGTCGAGCGCGTTGCGGACTGGCGGACGTGGGCGCGGTGGGCCGACTTCATCTTCATGCCCGACAATGTGAAATACCTTTCCCAGCTTGAGCCCTATCGCCGCGAAGGAACGCCGATCCTCGGGCCGACGATCGCCAGCGCCGCCTTGGAGCTCGACCGCGCCGAGGCGATGAAGGTGTTTGCCGATCACGATATTGACATCCCGCCGTACAAGGAATTCTCCAACTACGACGACGCCATTGCCTATGTGCTGAAGACCGGCAAGCCCTACGCCAGCAAGCCGCTGGGCGATGAGCCCGACAAGAACATGTCCTATGTCGCCAAGACCCCGGCCGACATGGTGTACATGTTGCAGCGTTGGAAGAAGGCCGGGAAGCGGATGCGCTTCATCTTGCAGGATCTGGTCAGCGGCGTAGAGGCGGCAGTCGGGGCTTGGGTAGGGCCTCACGGGTTCAGCGACGGCTGGTGCGAGAACTTCGAGTTCAAGCGGATGATGGCCGGCGAGTGCGGGCCGCAGACGGGCGAGATGGGCACCGTGCTACGCGTCGTTCGCAACTCGAAATTGGCAAACAAGGTGCTCGCGCCGCTGGAGGACTACCTCGTCTCCCTCGGCCATGTCGGCTATGTCGATGTCAACTGCATCATCGACGACGCCGGCACGCCGTGGCCTTTGGAGTTTACCATGCGGCCGGGCTGGCCTACCTTCAACATCCAACAGGCGCTCATCGACGGAGATCATGCAGAATGGCTGGCCGCGCTCGCAGACGGGCAAGACTCCAAGCCCTTCAAGATGGACACGGTAGCGGCGGGCTGCCTCATCGCCATACCTGACTTTCCCTATAGCCACATCACCCGCAAGGAAGTGTGCGGCGTGCCGATTTACGGCCTCACCGACAAGCTAATGGAAAATATCCATCCCTGTGAGTGTATGCTCGGATCGGCGCCGCAGGACATGGATGGTCAGATCAAAGCCGGTCCATGCTTGGTGACCGCTGGCGACTACGTTCTAGTCGTCAGTGCCACTGGTGAGACGGTTCGCGCGACCACTCGGAAGATGTACGAAACGGTCAAGAAAGTGAAAATCCCGAACTCGCCTCTATGGCGATCGGACATCGGGAACCGGCTCTCGAAACAGCTTCCCCTTCTTCATGGGAATGGTTACGCCTCCGGGCTCGACTACTGATTTTTCCAGATAGTCGGCAAGTTTCCGTAGCGTGTCCGGTGCATCCTTTACCGCGCCCAGAGCGAGATTGCATCCTTGGCAGAGTAATCCCCGGATCACGCCTCGATCATGGCAGTGATCTATAACCAACCCATGGTGGTCTTCTGCCTCGCTGCTGCAAACGGCGCATCGACCTTGGTGCTTGAAGATCAATTCGTAATACTGCTCTTTCGAAAGTCCGTACTCGTAGGTGAGCCTATATATTTTCTGGACGAGAGGAAGGCTTCGAACGCGCTCCCGCGCCCTGGCTTGGGCCTTTGCCCTGCGGACGGGATTGTTCTTGTGGCGGTGTCGGTCATATGCGGAGCAACACGCCTTGCAGCTTGGGTGCCGTCCGGAACTCTGTGACCGATTGCGGTGGAAATTTTCGAGAGGTTGCTCGATCTTGCAGCGCGTACACGTTTTCATGTCTGGCTTCCGTTGTGTGGATAAATTATAGTTAATTTTCCTTACAGGGAGAAGCGAAATTGGCTGGTCGGGCAAGAAGAAGAGCGGCTGAATTAGCGGCACAAGAAGGGTTTCCCTTGGTCCGCAGCGCGCCGGTTTTTAGGATGAGAGAGCAGCCTGACGACGATGGCCTACCGCATTTTGAAGACCTTGAAGGTCCCCAACTCCCCGATGTATCGAACGGACATCGGGGCCAGGCTGAAGAAGCAGTTGCCGATGATCCAATCGAGGGGCTACGCGACGGGCTTAGAGTATTAGGCCAGTCCGAGAAGCTGTCCGCGCTGACCGAGCTGGCGCTCGACCGGGCGCACGACATCCTGTCGATGCGGCTGGAACCGACGATGCCCGACTATCTGAAGCTGCTGGCGTTCCAGCAGCAGACCCTGGCAGCCGTGCTGTCCACGCAGACGAAGGTGGACGAGACGCGGCTACGGTCGCAGCAGAGCGACAAGCTGGGCGATATCCTGGCGCGGATCCGGGGCGGCTAGGGGTCTCTACCTTGGTTGGGGAGAGGCGAAGTATCGGGGACGCAGGGGGAGTGGCGGGTGTTCCACTTTTCGAGCACAGCCGGTTCCGTGTCGGCAGTCACAGTCGCACGGCAGGAAGTGCAAAGAACATCCCAATCTTCGCATGTCACATCCCATGAATACGTCGGCTCGCCGCCGCAAAAGGGACATGGCATAAACTCAGGCGCAGGAGCGGCTTTGGCGAGGTGGGCGCGGAGGGATTCGGCTGCATGTTCCAACAGGTCCGCGCTATCATCCAAACCTTGCGGTCCGCCGCACCAGTTCAAAGCCGCCTCCACCACAGCGTCTCGGAGCCGTTCGGTCTCAATGTCGGTGGTCACGCTGCCTTCTCCTTCTTCTGCGGTACGGCCTTCTCCAAGGCCCATTTCGTCACCCGGTCGGCCTCCACATCCACGATGCCCAGCCGCGACACAATCATCCCAGCCACATGCACGGCGGCGATCGTCCGCAGCACGAACCGGAATTCCTCGCCGAGGCCGAAATCATCGTTGAACCCGGCCAGGGTAGACACAAGCTGACCACGCGCCCAGCGGGTAACATTGCTGGCGCACAGGTATCTCAGGTAGGCCAAACCAGCCCAGCCCCGGCACGCCGTCAACGTATATTCGAGGCGACCCGTAGATTTCGGCTCGATCAGCATCGGCGGCACCTTCACGGTCAGGTCGAGCCCAGGCCGCGCATCCTCCGTCCTCATCACCGTCGAAAACAAAGGCATCCCTGTCGCCGATAAAAGCAGTGTCTGCCACGGGGTTTCCTGCTTGTGACCGGTCAAGAAATCGATGATGAACTCGCGGGTGTGAGCCGGGTCTCGGTTGAGCATACCCTCGGCGATCACCGGGTAGTTGCCCAGCTTGGCGATACGCTCCAGCCGGTCGGGCGCCCATGACGGGACCGTTATCGACCGCGGCTCTCCCCACACGCTAGCGGCTGCGGCCAGGGCGACGGACTTGCCCGAGCGCTTCCCGCCATGGATGGAGACGATGCCGCCCCCCTCGGGCGTCTTGAACAGCGACATGAGCGGCGCGGCGAAGGACGCCAGCAGGAGGAACGTCTGCGCCTCGCAGCCGGGGGCGCAGAGCATCCCGGCGATGCTGGACCACTGCGCCAGCGGCGGCATGTTGGCGTTGGGCAGGCCGGGGCCGAGCTTGAACGCCTTCTCGGGTATGTCCCGGTCGATGAGGCTGGCGAGTTTCAATTCAAACTCCTGAGATCAGCCGCGCCGGCGGCAGGAATGCCATGGGCCACCCGAATCACGGCGATGGCGTGGTAGGGCGCGAAATCGGTGTTCGTCATCACGTACCCCTGCACCAGCGTGGTCTTCAGGAAGTCCTGGTACGGCTCGGGCGACGTCATCTGAAAGCTGAGACCGTTCAAAAGGAAGATTTGATACTGGTAGGGCTGTGGCTCTTCGGTCATGTGGTCCTCTGCATTTTTGCTCGATAAGTCGCCAGCCGAGACCGCCAAATCTCGTACCGCACCTCAAGCGCCTTCGCCTCGGCCGCCGCGTCGGCAGCCTTCAGCCGCACCTCGGCAAGCTGATCGTCGAGCGCCTGCACGTCCCGGTGCGACCGAGCGACATGCTCGGCCCGGCTGACGGCTTCCTTGCTCTCCGCGATGAGCCCGGAGATCGTGCGCTTGCGTTCGTCCTCGATATTCTTCTCGGTCGCGGCCAACCGGCCAGCCTCTTTCAAGGCTGACCGGAGGGTCTCAAGGAACGAGCCGTCTTCGAAGCCGTCAGACATCTAGTCGTTCCACCACTGCTGATCGTCTGGAAGGTTGACGCAGCGACCGGCAGACCCGTCCGGGTAGTCCACGTAGCCGGACCCTCCGCAGCGCATCAGAAGTGTTTTCCCGCAGGTGGCGCAGGCGGACTTGGCGGGTCCGCCCATATGCCTCTCGAAATCATCGATCTCGGGCGCCGAAATCCTCATAGCTTCGGCTCCTGTTCGCCCGCATCGGGGCCGTTGGTGATCTGCGCCTTCCGCTTGGCAACCCGGTCCTTCAGCTTCTCATAGCTGGTCGGCGAGAATGCCTTGATCTCGTCCAGCGCTGCCTCGTTCCGCACCCGGATATCATCCAGGTCGGCATGGTCGAGGCACTCGGCGATCTCCTTGCTGATCGCGTTGTAGGCCGCCTGGATGCGGGCGCGCTTGGCGTCCTCCGGTTCTGCCCCGTTGGCATGGGAAGCCTGCTGTTGGCCTTCCTGGCTGCGCTGCTGGGCCTGCTGGCGCGGCGGAGGCGCGGCCCGCTGGTCGGACGGCTTGCCCACCCCGGCGTTTCCGTCGTCGTCCTCCGGTGCCACCCCGACCATCGCCGAGAGACTATAGCGCCGCAGGTACGTGATGATCGACCCGAGGCCGTGGGCGTCGTACTTCGTCGGCTTGCAGTACAGCCGTCCCTTCATCCACTGTCCGCTGGAGTGGGCTAGCATCGTCGCCACCCCGATATCCCCTTCCGGCATGTTGAACGGGGCCTGGATGACCGCAACCCCGGCCTCGGCCAGAGCCGTGCGGCAGGCATCGTAGACGGATGCCAGCGTGGCGTATTTGCTGTTGAAGTGCGGGTTCTTGGCGTCCTTCTCGGCGTTGCCGATGGTGGACTGGGCCTTGGCGATTGCGCCGGCCAAGTCGCCGAACGTCGCCGAGGTCTCGATGTCCAGAGAGGGCGTGATCATCACTTCCCCGGTCTCGCTGTCGTGCATGGTCATCAGAACTGTACCTCTTCATCGATAGGGTTGGCCGGCGCGGCGGGAGAGGGCGGCACGTATGGGTGGAACTCAGGCGGCTCAACCGTGGCTGCACCGATCTCGATGGTGATCGTGTCGGTGTACCCGAGATGCGGGATATTCACCGAGAGCACCTTCTGATCGTCGGCGCAGCAATCCTCGCCGATCTGCTGGGCCTTCTTCTGCAGGATCTCGGTGATCTCGTCCCGCGATAGTGTGATTTTCATGTCAGGTCTCCTTGGTTAAACTTCAGAAATCTTCAGTCTTTGACGATATTCTTTGGTTCGTCGCAGTCGGCAAACCTTGCAACCGCGCATTTTCTTTTCCTTGAAAATCACGATGACAAGATTCTCCCCCGAAAGAGGATGTCCGTTTAGGCAGTGAGTCTTCTGCACTCTTGGCGACCTGACGATGTTTTCCCTGCACGTCACGGGTTCAAGATGATCAGGATTGACGCAGTTTCTGGTTCTGCAGAGGTGATCTATCTGCAGCCCTTCGGGGATCGGTCCTTTAAAGTGCTCATAAGACACACGGTGGACACGAATTGGTGACCTCGAAGGCGCTCGCCTTCCCTGCGCATATCCATCCTTATCGAGGCGTCTGACCCACAACCAGCACCCCGTATTTTCATCTACTCGGGTGTTGTTTTTCAGCCAGATCTCGACTGGTAGGCTCACAGTCATTTATGCCTCCACAATGCGGAGGCCGCGGCCATCCCGCGTAACTTCGATGCCGTGACCGTGGGCGCGGCGGACATCCGCCTCGACTAGCCCCTTGATGCCCTTCACGGCACCCTCGAACTTCTTGGCGGCCTTGCCGTTCTCCAGCCAGTCCACCGCGAAGCTGCTCCAGGCATTGTTGCCGGTCATGTCGAGAGTTCGCATCTTCTCGATCGGCATCGGCGCGGCCAGCGGCGCGGGCGCTCCCGGCGGCTCCCTGTCGGCCTCGACATAGCTCCAGAACTCACGGCAACGATCAACGTAGGAATTGAACCAGAATTCGTCCCATTCCACTTCGACCCAGACCGGCTCGTTGGCGCCGATGATGATGCCCAATAGGCCGTGAGGCATCTGGGCGCAGTGCATCTGGTGCAAAACCTGGGCGTTGTACCGGGCAACCACGTCGGGCAACTTCGAGAAGCCGTTGACGTGCTTGCACTCCACGACCGTTGCGGCATCTGCGTCGAGCCCGTCGAGGGTCGCACGGAGGTACCCGTATTCGGCGCTGACGGCGATCTGCTGGCGGCTGGTCAGCTTCCGGCCAACTTTCCGCTCGTACCAGTCGAGGTTGAGGTTTTCCGTGGTCTTCCCGAGCTGGACCGCCCAGACGCCGGACAGGTCTTCCGGCTCGGCGCGGCCGGTTTTCTCCATGAAAAGCTGGTACCAAGCCTCGCCGCCAGCGATGATTTTATTTGCATCACTGGCTCCAATGCCCTTGCGACGCTCGATCATTTCCTCTGGTGTCATTTGCCGTTGTTCTCCTGGATTGCGGCCATCGCGGCCTTGAGCTTCACGATTTCCGCTTCGCGCTCGCCGAGCCGGATTTTCATAGCCTGCTCGCGCGCCTCGGCCTGGTGGCGGGCATTCTCCGCGACGCCAAGCGCCTCGGCCGTGCTCACCAGTTTGTCCAGCAGGAGGTCGAATTTCTCGCTCACAGCATCACCACAAGCACGGTGGCGGCCAGCACCCCGAGGGCGAAGCCGGCGAGGAACAGCGAATGGCGGCTGCGGTCCTCGGGCGTCGCGTCGAGCAGGTGAAGGGCGATCCTCTTTTTGTCCATGGTCCTATTCCTCCGTTGGTTTCTTGCCCGAGATGATCCCGCGCAATTCCTCGATTTGTCCGTTAAGCATCGCCACTACGAGGCTTTGCTCCTTCAGCTTCTTAGTGAGTTGCAACGCCTCTCTGCGGTGGTATCCCGCGCTAGAGCAAGCCGAGGATAGAAGCTCTTTGCAGTGGGAGAGTTCGCCACCAAGTTCGGCGATCCTGTCCATGAGCCTGCCTATCATATCGTCTTCTGCGCTCACTTTAGTGCTCCAACTTTTTCGTTTGCGTTAAAAGATATTTGCGCTTGACCGATTTCGCTGTCAACGAATTTTTGTGTTGTGTGCGAAAAAAGATTGTGCCACAGATTGCGCATGGCAATGAACACAGATGAACATCCGTTGCAGGGCTGGCTTGACCGGCAGGGGATAAAGGCGTGGCGCTTCGCCGACGACGCGAAGATCAGCCGGGTCACTATTTACAAGCTGATCCAGGGCCGGGAGCCGAACTTAGCCACTCTCGTGAAGATCGAGAAAGCTACCGATTCTCAGGTCACCATGCGCATGTGCGCCGATTACTTGGAAAGGAAGAAGGAACTCAAATGACTGAGATCGGAGACAACTCCAAACCGGCTCGCGCCGAAATCATCCGCAGCATCAAGGCGGAACTCGATGAGATCGAGATCGCCAAGGCCGCGCTCTCCCTCCGTGCCAAGAAGGCCAAGGGCCGGATCAAGGCAGAGCTCGGTGAGAAGGTCGCAGACTTCAACGTGCTGATCCGCTTCGTGGACCTTGAGGAAGATCCCCGCAGCGAGTTGAACCGCCTGTTGCGCGAGGGCTTCGCGGCGCTTGGCGTCGGGCAGCAGATGAATTTCATGGATGCCATCGACCCGCAGCCGGTAGCGAACGAGGCCATCCCGGAGAAACCGGCCAAGGTCAAGAAGACCAAGAAGGCGAAGACGATCGCCGAGGAAATCGCCGAGGCTGTGATCGAGCACGGCCTCGAGGACGAGGTGATCACGCAGACCGATATCGAAGAGTTCGTTGAGAGCGAGGCCGCTCTCGCATAGGCACGGGCGGAATTTGGAGGCGGCGCGCTGGGCCGTCGCAGCATACCAAGCATTGCTCTAAGGGTTCCGCCCGTTTGCAGGTCTCCCGCGCAAGCAATGTGTGCCCAGCAACCAACCAAAAAGCCAGAGGCTCGCACCCATGATCACACTCAAGGAACTCCCCGCCCCACCCTCGACCAACGGCCTGTATCGGAACGTCTCCGGTAAGGGCCGCGTCCGCACCGATCGATACGCCACCTGGGCCAACGCTGCGGGCTGGCAGATCAACCTGCAGAAGCCCGGCAAGATCGCCGGCAAGGTCGAACTCGATATCTACGTTCAGCGCCAGCGCAGCGGCTCGGACATCAGCAACCGGATCAAGGCCATCGAGGACTTGCTCGTGACGATGGGCGTGATCGACGATGACAAGAATGTCGAGCGTGTCTCCATCTGCTGGGCCGACGTGAACGGCTGCACGGTGACCATCAGCCCGGCCGGTGCGTGATGGATGAAGAGACATTCGAGCCGTGCCCGCAGTGCGGCAGCGGCTACGTCGAGCTGACCGGCAACCCCATCGCCGGCAAGCGCTGGGTCGCCTGCGGCATGTGCAAGCACACCGGCCCGCTGGCTGACACAGAGTGGGAAGCGATCGAGCGCTGGAATGCCCCGTCGAGGGTACACATAGGAGGCAGATCATGAAGATTTGGGCAAAGACGAAAGAGTTCTGCGAGGGCAAGTTTCTGGTCGTGCGGCGCGATGGTTCTGTTCCGCATTGGCCTCACTTCGTGATCGGTGCCCGCGATCCGGCCGCACCGGAGGCTTTGAGGGCCTACGCCAACATTGCAGAGCGGATGCAATTCGAGCCGGAATACGTCCAGAGCATCCGAGAACTGGCAGACGATTTCTATCGATATCGGATGGAGCAAGGAGACGGTGACCCGGAGGCGCCGCCGCACCGGGTTGACGATCCGTCCGTGATCTATGCCATGCGGCACGAAGCAGCGGTAATCCACGTCAAGCCAGACAAGGGAAACAAGCCGAAAACCGCTTGACGGCTACCCCGTTCGGAGTAGCGTAAAAGAGGCGGGGCGAGGGTAGCTCCCTATCCCCGACACCCAAGCGGGTGCCCCGCCGCCATAACCTTGGGCCGCTTTGGGAGCGGATATGGACCAACCGTCAGCAGCCGAGACATTATGGCAGCAGAGGCAGCCGCTCGCCGGCACGCTCGCCGCCAAATACCTCAACCTCACCAGCCGATCCGCCGCAGCGCTCTCCAAATCCATCGGCTTCTCCACCTTCGACTACTTCGACCTCCCCGACGTATCCGGCCCTATTGCCGCCATTCGCAACCCGGACGGCATTCTGACGGGCGTACAGCGCACCTTTCTCCGTCCCGGTACATCCGACCCGCTCACCGCCGGATGCCGCTGCACGGCCTGCTCTGCGCGTCCTGTGCGGCAGATAATCGGCAAGCTGGGCTACGGCGCGATCCAACTGGGTCAGCCGGGCGATACCCTGGGCCTGGCTGAGACGGTCGAGGAAGCGCTGCGGCAGTCCAGGCGCTACTCGATCCCGGTCTGGGCGAGCGCTGGCGCCGGGCGGATGCAGCGGGTGCAGGCCCCTCAGAGCGTCAATCACCTCATCCTGTTCATGTCCCCCCGGCTGGTTGAAAGCGGCTGGGCGGATGCGGTGCGGGCAGAACAGGCAAGTTATGTCGAGCGTGTCAGCATAATCATAGAAGGAGAAAGTCATGGACCAACAAGTTGAGCGGTGGCAGTGCCAACGCTGCGATGTCACCTATCGGATCAAGAAGCACGATCCGCGATGTGAGGAATTCCGCTGCTCCACCCCGAACTGTGGCAAGCGGTTCTGGACCGGTCAGAAGACCGTTTCCGGTAAGCTGGTGTGCACCATGAATATGGAAGTTCGGCCAGCATGACCGAAAAGTTCGGGTGCATCCTCGCCGATCCACCTTGGCGGTTTAAGACATTCAGCGCCAAAGGAAGAGACCGATGCCCAGACGCCATACTCTCTAGAAATCAGTCCCGACAGAACAATCCTGAGCGTCATTACAAAACCATGGACCTTGCGGAAATCGCGTCCTTGGATGTTCTTCGTCTAGCTGCAGAGCATTGCGTCCTATTTCTTTGGGCGGTCGATCCTATGCTGCCAGAGGCTATTGAGATAGGGCGCGCCTGGGGTTTCACATATAAGACCATCGCCTTTTATTGGGCAAAATTGCGCCGCGAGGGATCGACAAGACACCTCCTCCACGATGAGCCAGACCACAAGCTTTTCCCTATGGGAACTGGATATTGGACCCGATCAAATCCTGAGCCTTGTCTGCTTTTCACTCGCGGGCACCCGAAAAGAAAAAGCGCTGCAGTCCGTAAACTCCTGATATCGGAGAGGCGCGAACACAGCCGCAAGCCCGATGAAGCCTACCAGCGCATAGAGGCATTGGTTGACGGCCCATACATCGAGCTATTCGCACGGCAGCGTTATCCCGGCTGGTCGCAATGGGGGAATCAGCAGGACCTTCTAGAAGTCGGCCGGCCCGCGCCGACGCCAGATCCTCCCCTGCTCAAAATCATGAAAGAAGAAAGGACCTCTCTGTGAACAACAACGTCCATGCCTTCCCCGGCCAGCAGCTACAAGCCTTCGACGCCTTCTCGCCCGCCGAGTGGGAGGGCCAGCCGATCCCCGGCCGAGACTGGATCATCGACGGCCTGATCGCGGTCGGCCAGGTCGCCATGATCTCCGGCGACGGCGGCCTCGGCAAATCCCTGCTGGTGCAGCAGCTCATGACCGCCTCGGCGCTGGGCAAGGACTGGCTCGGCTTTCCGACCAAGGGCGTGCGGTCGTTCGGCCTCTTCTGCGAGGACGACAAGCGCGAGCTGCACATGCGCCAGTCGGCGATCAACGAGCATTACGGCTGCACCTTCGGCGATCTCGGCGAGGACATGCTGATCAAGGTCGGCGTGAACATGGACAACTATCTGTGCAGCTTCGACCGGTACGAGGACCGGCTCTCGCCGACGCCGCTGTGGTCGCAGATCGAGCACGCGACGGAGAACATGGGCGCGCAGATGCTGATCCTGGACACCACCCGAAAGACCTTCGGCGGCAAGGAGGTGGCTGAGAAGCAGGTTGCCCGTTTCGTGCAGATGCTGCGGCGGTGGGCGGTCAAGCATCAGGGGTGCGTGATCATGACGGCCCATCCGAGCAACGAGGGTGTACAGAGCGGATCAGGATTGGCGGGATCGCGGGCGTGGAACAACGATGTCCGGTCGCGCATGTACCTGACCGCCGACAAGAGCGACGGCAAGCCCAATCACCGTCTGCTGAAGACGATGAAGAACAACTATGCGGCGAACGGGGGGAAGGTCGAGATCGTGTGGGAGCGCGGCGTATTCCGCCGGGTCGATCAGCCGCTCATCAAGGACTGGACCGAGCCAGCCGGTTGGTAATGCTTGCGGATTACCTCTTTGTGGGGTAGGTAGGAAGGGTGAGCGGGGGGACGGCTAATCCCCCCACCCCAATCCAGGTCTGTAGTGGCAGTCCCTGGAAGGCCCGAGGCCCCGGTTATAGCAGGCTCATCGCCTGAAAACCATTCCTCGAAATCACAAAATCTGTCGCTCGCAGTCGTGGGCTCCTGCTCTTAAAGCCCTCGATCACTGGCGGGAACTTTTCCCCTTGCGGGGCTTTCCGACCGCGCTTAGGTGCCAACCGAAGCGGAAACCTTGGGTAGTACGGCAGCGCTAGGCGACAGCCTAGGCCGGGCGGGGTGGCTCCCGGTTCTCCAGCAGCGCAGAGATGCGGGTCCGGGGAGCAGACAGCACCAAGGCTATACCAGTGAGGCAGAAGGCTCCCGAGACCGGACGCCCTGCATAGGGCCGGGATATCCGGAAAGGGAACTATTGCCTTTTTCTAACCCGCTTTCGGCATGGCCCTTAGCGCGGCCTGAACAGAGCAATGATCGTTCCAAGGGTTCTTTAGGAAACGCTCGTACTCGTCTCCGACCAGATCGCCGTACAACTTCATGACCTCGACGGCTATCCGTCTCGCCTCGTCCAGTTGCGCAAAGGTCCAGTGCCCAAATACCAATTGATCAGTCATCTCTCTACTCCTTCAGCATGTCATCGAGAACGCTAGCCTTCAGAGCCTGCGGCATCTCGCCGTCCAGTATCTGCCCGATCATGTCGGCCTTATCGATCAGGATTTTGCTCATCCGCTGGTCAATGCTCCCGTCGATCACGAGGTGCTGGACCAGGACGCTTTCCGGCTGGCCGATCCGGTGCGCCCGGTCCTCTGCCTGGATCATTGACGCGGGGCTCCAATCAAGTTCCATAAAGACCACCGTGGATGCAGCCGTGAGCGTGATACCCATGCCAGCCGCTCGGATGCTGCCGAGAAAGACGCGGGCCTTCGGGTCGGTCTGGAACCGCCGCACAGCTGTATCCTTTTCCTCCGGTGTGCAGCGGCCATCGAGCCGCACGACGCCGGGGAGCGCCTCGGCAAGCTGATCGCCGACGTCGTGGTGGTGGTGGAACACGATCACCTTGTCGGTCTCATCCAGCACGCCAAACACATGGTCGATCACCGATGGCACCTTGGCGAGCGCCGTCTCATGCCGGATCCGGGAAATCTCCTGCATCGCCGCGCCGCGCCACATGCGCAGCTTCTCGACCGCGTTCTCATGCTCCAGGTTCGCGAGCTCGGCGCGCTTGCGGGCGATGAGCGCGCTCTCCGTCGCCAGCAGGGCACCGGCGCCGGCGGGCTCGATCAGGATCACCTGGCGGCGCTTGGCGGGGAGTTCCTTCAGCACATCGGCCTTCAGCCTGCGCACCATGAAGGATGCTCGCATGCGGTCGTGCAGCTCGCGCATGTTGCCGCTCGAATAGACGTACCGGTCATCGAAGTGCTTCTTGTTCGAGCCGAGGCCGGTAGGATCCAGGCATTTGATCAGCGGCCAGAGTTCACCCGGCCGATTGACGATCGGCGTCCCGGTCAACGCGATCTTGCGCTCGGCCTTCACCGGCTCGATCCATTCTTCCTTCTTGCCCTTGTGGCTGCCGAAGATCGCCTTGGTCCGCTTGGTCGCCGGGTTCTTCAGCGCATGGGCTTCGTCCAAGATCATCGCAGACCATTGCAGCCGGTCAATGTGGTGCTTCCACTTCACCGCGCCCTCGTATGACATGATCGCCGCGACACCCTCGCCGAACAGGTCGAGGCCGCGCAGCGAAGTCGGCCAGATATCGGTGACGACGACAGGCTTGATCGGATGGATACACCACTTGCGCCACTCGAACCGCCAGTTGAGCCGCAGCGTCGCCGGACACACGACCAGCACCCTCGGCGCACCGCTGAACTCGGTGGCGTTGACGATGCCGATCGCCTGGATAGTTTTACCGAGGCCAGGCTCGTCACCGATCAGCACCGCAGAGCGCTTCAGAGCGTACGCTATGCCCGCGCGCTGGTATGGCAGGTAGGAGAGACCCGAGGGGCACGGAAGCTCTCCCACGGCCTTCTCTGCGCGGCTGTCCTCGATGCTGGCGCGGCGCTGGAGAAAGTATGCCTCCAGCTTCGGCCATGCATGGTCATCGGCGAACTGGTCCAGCCGGGCAGCCGTCTCCGCGTCGAGCGTGTGCCAGGACTTGGTGGCACCGTCCCAGCGGAAGCCGGCGCCCTTCGGGATGTGCCGCTCGTCGTAGCTGGCGAAGCAGATGAAGCGGTCATTGCGATGCGTGAGGATCACGGCTTCGGCTCAACCTTGATCGCGGCAGCATGGGATAGGCAATCTACGCACAGATCGATATATCTCGCCTCGTAGTCGGGCTCGTCTCCAATGCGCATAATGGCGTCAACGTCCTTGCCGCAGGCGTCACAGGTCATAGCAGCCCATCCGGGCGTACCTACGGCAGTGTCAACGTCGGAGACCGTCGCGGTGTCCAAGTCGAGCGCTTCAATCCTCGGGCGAATATCCGAGATCAGTTCTCGCTTCAACCCGATCCTCTCAAATGGCTTGTAGCGTGAATATTGCTCGCTCCACCGCACCAGAAGGTTTCTGATCTTGTCGCGCCTGTGAACAACGCGGAAATAGGGTTCATCGTGGCTCATAATTTCCTCTCCGGTGGGTGTTTCTCAAGGCAGCGCAGGGCGACCAGCAGGCAGCCGGGCGGGCGGGTGCGGCCCAGCTCCCAGTTCTGATAGGTCTTGGCCGGCGTGTTCAGCAACTCGGCCATCTGCGGGATGGTCAGGCCGCGGCGGTTGCGCAGGGCCCTCATGGCGTGCGTGTCAGGCTCACATGTCATCGAGCCATTCCTCGACCAGCAGCCAAGCGCCCATGGCACCCACGGCCAGCCAGAACAGCGGCCAGAGCAGCGCTGAGGCGGCACAATAACCCGGCCTGTCTCCTGCCTCGTTGCGCATCAGCACCACCACGGTGGCGAACGCTCCAGCGATGTACAGACCAGCGATGATCATTGCCGCACCAAGACTTGATTGAAGGCGTCAGCGCGCTTGGCTCCGAGGCGCAATGCCTCCGTCCATCCGAGCATGTAATCGCGTGACTGGCCGTATTTGACCGTACCAGCACAGCAATCGTTCCAGCCTGCGGCGAAGGTCTCGGGATGTGCGAACGGCTCGGCTCGAACCCGCTTATGCTCTGCTACTGACACGGAAGAATTGCTTTTGCATCGTCCTGATCTCCGATATTCGTTCGGTTTCGATACGCAGACTGTAGACCGCGATTAGCGGCCTGTCCAGAAAAATCTTTACCGTGAGCGATAAATATTTCATCCGCTCGGATTACCCCGTTTGCAGCGCTCTCGCTGCGGCGGGTTGACGCAATGAAAAAGCCCGCAGCGGGTGAAGGCTGCGGGCTTGGCGGGCGGGACACGATTCGAACATGCGAGGCTGGGTGTTGCGCGTTTTCCCAGCCTACCGATCCGGACGGCGCTTTAAACCTCTCAGCCACCCGCCCGATAGGTCTACTCGGTTAGAGCGGAAAGCAGTTCATCGTCTGTCATGTCGCGGAATTCCTGCGGGATAGGGCCATGCGCAATCTCAACAATCTTGAGATACTGCTCGCTTGTCAGGCTATTCGCGAAGTCGCGCAGGCTGTCACGTTTGCGGGTCTTTGCCATCTGATTTCGTCCTGAGGTTTGTTGTTGCGTTGACAGATTTATAACCGCTAATAGCGGCATACGCAAGCGCAAAATGTGGTGGCTTGACGGGGTAATCCAAAAGGGTAGGATCGGCTGGGTCAGTGCGGCGCTCGCAACGCCAGGACTGAGCTTTTCACCGCTTCAACGGAAAGCGACCAGCCAATGGCATTTTCTACCTCATCCCGAATTCAGCGGCAACCCGCATGAGCCACCGTGCGGCTCGAGAGGATCGCCCCTTTCGCCTCTACGTCCAGCTCGGCGCCGATCGCGCCTGGATCAACGCCTTTGCTCACCGGGCTCAAGCGGAGGAGAGCAAGCGCCGCCTCGAGGAGCGCTACAAGGCGCGCACCAGGGCCGCAGCGAAGCCTATCTTCACGATCTACGAACATCCGATGCGCTCCACGATCAAGTGGCACGACATGCGCGCCAGGCTCGAGGAGTTCCGCTCGAGCATCTTCGTCGGCGCCGTCCGCGACACATCGAACGACGCGGCGCTCATCGCCAAGTTCCTCGAGGAAAAGGGTGCTCGTGTGCTGCAGCCAGCGCTTGCCGCCGGCGCAGTCATGAGCATGGGCAATGGTAGGCCGATGCCGAAGCATATGGCTCGAGCCGCTCGCAGGATCGGCCGATGATGTAGCCGATCCCAACAGGGCCCAATCGTCGTCGCGTCGCCCCGGTCGTAGAACAACCGGCTCCCTCGCAAAGCCCAGCATCAGGACACCTCGAGGCGTTTCCGCGCCTGATGACTATGGAGACGCCGGGACAAGCCGAGCCCGTAACAGCCAAGCTCCTGTGCGTGCGCTCGCCACCGCTCATGGGGTATGGGGCGGATATTGGGGCGCTACTAGAAACTGCATATGGCATACGAGGATCTTAGGAAGCCGTAGGCTGACGCCGAGATAACAGCCAAGTCGCTCTCGCTCCTCCATGAATGCTATCCGTGGTCTAGCCGAAGGCGAGCACACGGCGAGCACTTCATAAGGGCTTTGATCTACCCAACAGCACAGTGGTATGCTTTAAGCCACCATGCAGCAAACACCCGCTCAGACGCGTAGGTCTTCCCTCACCTCTGAAACCATCCTCGCTGAGGCTGTTTCTGCCAGCCGTAGAGCCACTGAGCGCAGGCGCGGGAGGCAGCTCGCGGATGCTGACGCACGCGAGGCGCTGGCCAGGCTGATGCGGCAGAGTGACGCTGAGATCGGCGGCACCGAGCAGTTGCGGCTGGCCTACCGGGCACAGCTGGAGCTGCAGTGGTCGAGGCTGTGATGGAGGATAGGATGAGAAGCTGGATGATACCGGATGGTCTGCCGGACGATTGGAGGCCTGAGGGGTGTAAGTCGTGCAATCCCTGCGAGGTGTGCGGGGAGCATCCGGACCATTGTCGGTTCGATGAGACCGAGGGTGAGCCCGACCCGTTCAGTGACCGGTCGAGGCTGTGATGTTCGGGGAAAACCAGGGGACGGGCGGTCGGGGGATTTTGGGATACCACCCACCCGAAATCTGCGTGGATTTTGCAAAAACAGCTTTACCGTGAGAGATAAAGGGGGTAATCCGAAGGTGTGGGTTTCCTCCCCACGGTCCTGAACCTTGCCCGGCTGCTGTAATGGCGCCGGGCGTTTTTGGAGGGTGATATGATCGACCAGGATCGGATGCTGCGGTTTCGGAGTGAGTTGCATGGGATCGGGGACCTGGACCGTGTGAGCGGGACGCAGATGCTGTTTGCGTTCCAGCGGTTTGCGGCGATCGTGCTGGACGGGGAGACGACGGAGGTTGCAGAACCCGTGCTGGTATGGGGAGACCATCCGGAGGTAGCGACGCTCGAACAGCGTCTGGCGGTGAGAAACCTTCTTGACCAAGGGCTTCCGATGGACGCTGCAATCACTTCTGTTCTCGGGTCGGCGACTTCCTCGGACGATGTTCCGCACGATGCGCCTGCCCCGGAGACACCCGATGCGCCATCTGAGCCTGAGACACCGGCTGGTGCTAACGAACCTGATGCGGCTGATCAAGGTGCCGGCGAGGATGGAGTTCCCGGATTACCGGAGAGCGATCCTGCGGAACCGGAAGAGCCTGTACCTGCGACAGAGGCACAGCCGGACCCTTTGACGGAAGCCGCGCCGTGAACCCGGTGATGCAGCCGCAGTATCGGACGGTCGCAGCCGGCGGTCTGGCGGGGGCGATCATGACGATCGTTGCGGCGGGCCTGCACCACTGGAACATCGTGCTGACGCCCGAGGTGATCGAAGCCTCGACGTTCCTCATCACTTCGGCGGCGGCGTGGCTCGTCCACCCGAAGGCAGCCAGCAGCCCGGCGGCAGCGCCGAACACGGAGACCCCAGCATGAAGCCCCCGATATTCTTGGCGATACTACTGCTCTGCGGAGTTCTTGTAGCGTGCACCACGGCCCAGATCGCCAAGGTCGAAGGCTATCAGGCGGCCGTGCAGAACGCCTGCGCCATCGCCGAGGGCGAAGCAAGCGGGTCGGCGGCCCTGGCGATACCCGATGTGGCCCGCGCTGTGATGCTGGCGCACTCGGCATGTGACCGGGAAGAGGCGATTGCCTCGCTGATCCTGAGCCCGACCAGCGTTGCGTGGCTGAACACGCTGATCACGACGATCAAGAGCGGCGGCAAGGTCGTTCCGCCGGCGCCGGTCGAGAACCCCTGATGTCGTACCGGGACTCGCAGGAGAGGATACGGCGCCAAGCTGAGGAACAGCGTCGCGCCTTCGATGCCCTGCACGCAGCCATGGCCGGTCATAGGATCGATCCTGAGAGGGATATGGCCGTTGGACGTGACCTGACCCGTGCCGCCGATGGCGCTTACGTGCCGGTGACCTGATGCTGCGCCACACGTTCGAGCAGGACCACAGCGGCAATATCGAGCAGGCGGCCTATGATCCGAGCACGCGGGAACTTCATGTCACCTTCCGCTCGGGCGGGACTTGGCTATATCCCGGCGTGGACGAAGAGCACTTCCATGGGCTGAAGGGCGCGGAAAGCCCCGGCTCCTATCTGCATCGGCAACTGAAGGGCCGATTCGGTGAGCGAAAGATCTGATCACGAGCACCGATGGAAACGCTTTGGCGCATGGGATGTCTGCGCCGACTGCGACGTACGCCGAGAGCATGAAATTCCCAGAGAGGGGGTTCTGGTACGACTCGCAAGGTCCCCAGCACCATCGAGGAACGGTACGACCGTAGGGCTCAAGGCCGACCCCCGCACATGATCACGCCGCAAGAGGAAATCCTCGCCGCCTTCTACCGCGATCGCCGCCTCGCCCATCGGGTTCTATTTCCGCACAAGCACAAGACGCCCGAATACGTCGATCTGATGATCGATGATTTCCATTTCTGCCCGACGCCGTACCTGCTGACCGAGGCGTTCCGCGGCGGCGCCAAATCGACCATCGCCGAGGAAGGCGTGTCGGTGAAGGCGGGGATGCGCGAGTTCAAGAACATGCTGCTGCTGGGCTCATCGTCCGACCGGGCCTGCGAGCGCCTGTCGGCCATCAAGAGGATCATCGAAGCAAACGAGGATTTCATCGATGTCTTTGGACGATTACGCGGCCCGACCTGGACGGAAGACGAAATTGAACTCTCAACTGGAGCCCGAATACTGGCTCTCGGCCGAGGGCAAGCGATCCTTGGCATTAAGCATTTTGAGGATCGGCCTGATTTTTTCGTCGCTGACGACATCGAGGACCGGGAAAGCGTCCGAACCGAGGAAGGCCGCGCCAAAGCCCACCGCTGGCTGATGGCCGATGTGATCCCGGCCTGCGACCCGGATGCGCGGGGCATCGTCCTGGCGACACAGCGCGACCCGGAAGACATCGTGGGCAAGATCAAGATGGACGCGCGCGCTGACGGCTCGCTGTGGACGATCCGCAAATACCCGATCAAGTTCAAGGATGAGCAGGGCATCGAGCAACCGACCTGGCCGGAACGTTTCCCGCTAAAGCGGATCGAGCGCATCCAGGGCGGCCTTGAGCGCCAGGGCCTCGGGCGAGAGTTCCGCATCGAATATATGTGCGAGGCAACGGCGGCCGAGGATAAGACCTTCTTGCCCGAGATGCTGCGCGTAGAGCCGCGCGTCCGCACCTGGCAGGCGGTCTATTCGATGCACGACCCGGCCCGCACCGTTGGGGCCAACAGCGCCTCGACCGGCTTTGCGGCATGGTCATATATCGGCCCGAAGATCGTCGTCTGGGATGCCTGGGCCCGGATGCTGATGCCAAACGAGATCGTGGACAGCCTGTTCGACGTGCACGATGAGCATCACCCCGTCATGGTCGGGTTCGAGATGGACGGCCTGAACGAATGGGCGATGCAGAACATCCGGCAGGAGCAGTTGCGCCGGCGGATCATGCTGCCGATCAAGGGCGTGCTGGCGCCGAAGGGCAAGATGGATTTCATCCGCGGACTTCAACCGTTCGCCAAGGCGCGTGAGCTCGAATTCGCCAAGGAGTTGCCCGACCTGCGCGCCCAGCTGCTGAACTTCCCGTCCGGCCGAATCGATGCGCCGAACGCCCTGGCCTACGCCCTCAAGCTGCGCCCCGGCGCGCCGATGTACGAGGACTTCACCGTCCAGCACATCGGCGAGGACTTGCAGCCATCGAAGGGACATCCGCTGTGGCTGGTGTGGAATGCCGGAAGCAGCGGCGTGACCGCGGCGCTGGTGCAGATGTTCGAGGGTTGGCTGCGCGTCTATGCCGATTGGGTGCGGGAGGGAGATTTACATGGAACAGTCGCCGATATCGTCCGAGAAGCGTCAATCGAGGCTGGGCGAGGGTTTCGACATATCTGCCCCCCCGTTCACTTCGACCGCTACAACAATGTCGGTCTCGTCCAGGCCGCCAACCGAGTACCCATCGAACTCCGTTCGGGCACAGATCCATCGCGAGGCGCTGGAGAACTTCGGACGCTTCTTGAAAAACAGGTGCGGGGTTTTCCGGGACTGATGGTGTCGAGCCGCGCCGGCTGGGTGCTGAACGGCCTGTCCGGTGGTTACTGTCGGGCTCTCAGCAAGCAGGGAATACTTGCGGATTACGCCGAAGAGGGTATCTATCGAACCATGATGGAAGGTATCGAGAGCTTCGCCGGACTGATGACGCTCGGAACCGAGAGCGATGATCCGCGCAACTATCGCTATCGCGAGGACGGCAGCCGCTATGTTTCGACCATGAGGGCGCGATGATGGAGCAGCCACTGGATATGCGCATAATTCGCTACAAGGATGAGTCTGATTACCTCGAGACTCTAGCCGAGCACGAGAGAGATGGCTGGGAGCTGATGGAACGGGATGAGGCCGAAAAAATCGTTTGCTTGAAGCGCCCACACCGTGACTGACGCCTCACAGTACACCGGCGACGACGAGGAAGAGGCGGCCGAGAAGAAGGGCGTGCCGCGCGATACCGAGCTGGGCCGGCGCAAGTCCATCGAGGACGATCTCCTCGATCTCTACCAGCATATCGACAAGGCGTTCATCGACGCGGCGACGCGGATCAACGACCAGATGGACTACTGGGACATCTACAACTGCAACATGGGGCAGAACCAGTTCTATCAGGGCAACGCCTCAATCTATGTGCCCCTGGTCCGCGACGCCATCGACGCCCGCGTCACCCGCTTCACCAATCAGGTCTTCCCCGGCAGCGGCCGGAATGTCGAGATCATCACGACGGACGCCGATCTGCCGTTCGAGCAAATGGCGCTGATGGAGCATTACGTTCGCACCTCGAAGCTGCGGACGCTGGTCATCCCGGCGCTGCTGCGTAACGGCGACGTCGAGGGGCAGTGGAACCTCTACGTCTCGTGGAACAAGTCCAAGCGCAACGTCTCGTACAAGGTCAAGCGCGGCGAGGAGTTGGACGGCATCGAGGTCGAGACCGACGATCCCTCCGACGACATCAAGGAGGAAGAAATTCCGGCGATGTCGCCGATGGTCGAGGTCATCCCCGACAGCGATGTCATGGTCCTGCCGCACACCGCCGACAGCATCGACGAGGCGCTGGCGCGCGGCGGCAGCGTTACCATCCTGCGCCGATGGACCAAGGCCGATATCAAGCGGATGATCAAGGAGGGCGAGTTCATCAAGTCGCGCGCCCAGCCGCTGATCGAAGCCCTGTCGAAAGACCCGAGCAAGACCGACGCCAAGAAGAAGCACGTGGACGCGGCCGGCATCCAGGGCGGCGGCAAGTTCGCGCTGGGATACGAGGTGTGGACCCGGCTCGATGTCGGCGATGAGAAGACACTATGCCGGGCCTATTTCGGCGGCCCCGATCTCGTCCTCGGCTGCAAGCAAAATCCGTACTGGTCCGACCTGTGCCCGCTGATCTCCGCCCCGCTCGACAAGATTTCCGGCGTGTTCAAGGGCACCGCGCCGGTGAAGAAGGTTGCCACCTTCCAGTATGCGGCGAACGATTGGATGAACCAGGGGGCCGACAGCGCGACCTATGCGCTGATGCCGATCGTCATGACCGACCCGATCCGCAATCCGCGCCTCGGGTCGATGGTGATGGACCTTGCCGCCGTGTGGGAGGTCGATCCGTCGAGCACCAAGTTCGCCGAGTTCCCGCCGCTGTGGAAAGACGCGATGGAGCTCGTCAGCGCCGCCAAGCAGCAGGTATTCCAGTCCCTCGGCGTCAACCCGTCGATGATCCCCGGCCAGACCGGCGGGCGGACCAAGAAGAACCAGGCCGAGATCGCCAACGAGCAGCAGGTTGACGTGTTGACCACGGCCGACGTGGTGACAGCGCTTGAGGGCAGCGTGCTCAACGAGGTGCTGACCCGCTTCGCCTGGCTGGATGCACAGTTCCGCGAAGACGCCATTGTCGTGAAAATGTACGGCCGCGCCGGCATGAAGGCGGTGATGCAGGAAATCGAGCCGCTGCAGATGAACACGCGGTATGAATATGTGTGGCTCGGCGTCGAGGCGGCGCGCAGCGCACAGCAGGTGCAGCAGCAGATCGCCGCGGTCAACGTCCTGAACGGCATCCCGCCCGACAAGATGCCGGGCAAGAAGCTGAACCTCGCGCCGTTCGCCGAGCGCTTGGCTGAGAATGCCTTCGGGCCGCGGCTGGCGCCTCTGATCCTGGAAGACATCAAGGACAGCCTCTCGGTGCCGGCCGAGTTCGAGAACGCCATGCTGCTCGACGGTTTCGATATCCCGGTGTCGCCGCTGGACGACGACGCGCAGCACCTTCATGTGCACCAGCCGCTGATGAACCATGGCGACATGCACGGGACCGTGCGGCTGCACATGATGAAGCACCAGAAGTCTATGATGGAGAAGCAGCAGGCCCAGGCTGGTCCGCCGCCTCAGGGAATGCCGGGTAAGCCGGGCGGTGCTGGCCCCGGTGTCGCCGGCACGCCCAAGCCGGGCGCTTCGCCCGCCGGTCCCCACATGGCGAAGGGTCCGAACGGAGCAATCCACCCGGATCAGATGCCTTTGGCTATGCCGCGCAAAATGTGAGAATAAAGATTACCGATTGACAAAAATCCGCAGTTGATACCATTTTGTGTTACCTCGTTTGGCGGTGTCGTATAACCGCTCTCGTTTTGGGGTCGTAACCCAGGAGCAAAAGCATGTCCGACCTGAGTTTGGTTGAAGACGAAGACATCGAAATTCCCGGTGGAGATGAAGATGGCGAAGGCAATGAAGCCGAAGGGGATGCCGATGGCGATGAAGGCCAAGGGCAAGAAGACGATGCCGGCGAAGAAGATGATGAAGGCGAAGGGCAAGAAGGGCATGTAGCAGCCCGTTCGCCGCGCCAGGGCCGCGCCGCCGAGAGCGTGCGGTTAGCCAAGGCAGAGGCGAAAGAAGCGAAAGACCGGGCCGACCGGCTGGAGCGCGAGATTGCCGAAATCCGGCAGTTGCAGACAGCGCCCCGCCAGCCGACCGCCCAGGAGATCGCGGCGGAAGCCGCCCAGGAGGCCGAACGCCTCGCACTGATGGCCCCTCACGAACAGGTCCAGTACCTGGTCGCGAAGGAAATGAACAAGGTCAACGCCCGGCTTCATCAGACGCAGATGACGCTGGCCGAAGAGACGGACAGAGCGGCTTTCCGCTCCTTGCAGACCTCAAACCCGCTGGCGCGGAAGTACGCGACGGATGTGGAAAAGGTGGTCTCGGATCAGAAAGCGCGGGGCTTCACGGTGGATCGTGAAACGGCCCTCAAGCACGTTCTCGGTACCCGGCTGTTCGAGCAGTCGATGAAGAACGCCGGGAAGGCCAAGAAGGCCGGCGCTTCGCGCATCGCAGCAGCCCAGGGCAGACCCGGGCGGGCAGCAGGCGAAGCGGGCTCCGATAGGGGCGGCCGGCGCGGCGACGATAGCATCGAGGCGCTGGAACGGCGTCTCGCGGGTGTGAAGTTCTAGGGCTGTAGGCGGCGTGCCATCAGTCCCGATAACCGGAGGTTCTGATGGGCATTAACGCATCGCCGCAATTCGCAGCCGATCGTCTCAAGTATATCCAGAAAGAGACGCTGCGCCTGACGCAGAAGCAACTGGTGGCATACCAGTTCGCGAATAAGGCGACCCTGCCGGAAGGCTACGGCGTCACCTACACCGCCACCCGGTTCGAGCGCTTGCCGCTCCCCTACGCTCCCCTCTCGGAAGGTGTGCCCCCGGCCGGCGAGACGATGACGATCACCCAGGTCAGCGCCACCGCCCAGCAATGGGGCGACCGGGTGAACATCACCGACGTGGCCGAGCTGACCATCTTCCACAAGCCGTTCAAGCAGGCCATCCGCCTCTGCTCGCTGCAGATCGCGGAAACCGATGAGCGCAACACCTACCTCAACCTGAACGGCGCGCCGAACGTCAACTATGTGAACTCGCGCGGCAGCCGCGCCGCGCTGCAGGCCGGCGATGTTCTCGACCCGCACACGGTCAACCGGACCGCGACGGCGCTGCGCACCAACGGCGCCCCGATGTTCATGGGACCGAAGGAAGAGGACGTGAAGGTCAGCGCCGGCAACGGCGGCAGCAAGGCCAGCAGCAACCCGCGGATGAACCCGCACTATGTCGCGATCATCCACCCCAACGTGTCGGGCGATTTCTCCGAGAACTCCACGGTGGTCACCGCTTGGTCGTACAGCGACATCAACCGCCTGTACAACTACGAGATCGGCGAGTGGCGCTCGATCCGCTTCTGCGAATCGAACATGGTCCCGTCCTGGACCGGCCTCAGCCAATCGGCCGGCAGCGCTGGAACCTCGGGTTCTCTGGCGACCGGCACCTACTACATCACCGTCACCGGCCAGGACACGCAGAACCAGTTCGAGAGCCAGATCTACTCGATCTCGGCCGGTATCGCCGTGACCGGGCCGAATGGCTCCATCACCGTCACCACGCCGAACGTCGCCGGCTTCACCTACAACGTCTATATCGGCCTCGGCACCTCGACGCTCTCGCCGCAGCTTGCGCTCTCGCCCAGCGGCCCGACCAGCGGTCCGCTCACCGGCGTGGCAACCCAGCTTCCGGCCAATACCGCAGTGATCCTGACGGCCATCGGCCCGGCGCGCACGCCGCCGGCCTACCCCGGCAACACCAGCGGCCTGACCGTCTATCCGACCTACGTGTTCGGTGAGGACAGCTACACGGTCGTGGAACTGTCACGGCTGAAGATGCAGTACCTGGACAAGGCCGACAAGTCGGACCCGAACAACCAGCTTCGCATCGTCTCATGGACCAATTTTTATGGGGTTCTCCTTGAGAATGTGAAATTTATGGCCCGCATTGAGAGCACCTCGGCTTTCAGCGGCTCGTACGGCTGATCTGATATCCTGAAAGGATAAGCGAAATGTATCTCGTATCGATGACCTTGAAGGTTCAGTGGGCCCCGGACGGCGCGGCATCGGAGACGGTGCCGAACGCCCAGGTTGCCGAGTTCTCGCTCGGCCCGCCCGGTTCCAGCAGCGGCAGCTATATCCTTGTGCCGGGCGGCAACGCCCCGAGCACGGCGAACATCAACACGGCGGTGGTTGCCGCCGGCGCCGCTCTCTCGACGGCTGCCCAGGCCGCTATCGCGCAAATCCAGGGCTTCGCCACTGGTGGGGATTGATCCATGGCGACGATCACCCTCGGCACGGCAGGGACTACAACCCTTACCGCGCTGACCTTCTCGCGCGGCCTGAATATGTCGAACGCGGATATCGCCACGATCGCCGAGGGCATCCTTAACGATCAGGTGAACACGAACCCGATCTATCCCGGTGCGTGGGCGCGGACGGGCATCCTGTACGTGCCGAACCGGGGAATCCTGAAAGCGCTCCCCGGCGATGTGGTGGCGTTTGATCCGGCCACCGGCTTTCCTATCCTGCTGTCGGCCGCCGCTGCCGCCGGCGCTTCATGGGTGCATAGTTGATGAGCGATGAACTGAAGAAGGCCGCCGCGCCGAAGGCCGATCCCGCCCCGGAAAAGCCCGCTGTCGTTGCCGCCGATCCGAATGCCTTCTCTGAGGAGGACATCGCCCAACTGCGCGCCAAGGCCCGAGAGAAGGTCCAGAAGGAGCTTCGTCAGGCTGCGCTGAAGGCCAAGATGGAGGAGATCGAGGAGGAGGAGCGCGTCGCCGCCGGCCTCGCCCCGAAGGAAGGCCCCGCGCCGACCGCCGAGGAGCTTCTTCAGCATGTCACGGTCAGCCTGCCGCCGTTCTGCATCGACGGCATCAATCTGGACGGCCGCAAATACATGCACGGGCACACCTACCGGGTCAGCCCGGCTGTCTATGCCACGCTGATCGACCAGATGCAGATGAGCTGGCAGCACGAGGACCAGAAGGACGGCAAGTTCACCAACTTCAACCGTCGCGAGCGCGATACCCATATCCGCCACGGCGCCGCTCTCAACGCGCCGATGGCGCTGAACACAAGGACGGACCTGCACTGATGTCCACTGTCACCGAAATGAAGCGCCCGATTTCCGAGGCCAAGCCCAGCGACGTTGCCGTCGGCACGGTCATGGAGTTCCGCATCGGCGAAGGCGCGTCCTCGCTGCAGCTTTCGTCCTGCTTCGGCCGCGACGACGGGCTGGAGGTGTGGAACGACGTGCTGGACAAGATGCGTAAGGCCGGCTTTCGGCAGGCGGCGCTGGTGGACATCGACAGTTTCAGCCATGCCATCATCGTGCAGAAGCGCGAGAAGCAGGATGCGGTCGAGCTCTACGAGCGGGCCGAGCGGACGTTCCAAGAGATGATGATCCAGTCGTCGGCGCGGATCGAGGCTTTCCAGTCGGAAGCCGGGTCGATCAAGTCCGACGATGAGATGGCGTTCGGCACGTCCGGCAAGCGCGGCGACTACAAGATTTCGCAGGGCGCCAGCGTCCGTGTGCAGCGCATCGTGTCGCAGATCGACCACGAGGAGCGCGAGCAGGACAAGCTCAAGGCCGACCGTGACGGCGCATTGCGCAACCACGACAGCGCCATGCGCGACTTCGACAAGAAGATTGCCTGGTTCCAGAGCGAGATCGACCGGCTGACCGCAGCCATTTCGGAGTAACCATGGCCCTCACCGCGGCCCAGATCGTCGCGCTCGCTTGCGGTGCAGCCCATGTGCCGGGGTTCACCGCCCAAGCCGGCATGTTGCTCAACATGATCTTGAGCGACCTGGCACAGACCCAGGACATGGACCTGTGCCGCGGCGTCTTCAATTTCAATCTGGTGGCCGATAACGGCTCGGGCAACGGCGGCGGGCCCTACCCGCTGCCGCTCAATTACTATCGCCACACCCGAGACGGCGTGTTCTTCACCATCAACGGCGTGCCGTACATCCTGATCAACTACGATCAGGCGCAGTTCGACCAGCTTCCGGTGACGCCCGGCCTGGATAACTACCCGACCGTGTTCTACACCGATATTTCGCCGTTGACGCAGGACCCGCCAAGCAACCCGCTGATGTATGTCTGGCAGCCGTCGAACGGCGTCTATCCGATGACCGTCCGCTATTACAAATACCTGCCGGATATCGCGACGCCCGAGACCTCGAACACCGTGCCGTGGTTCCCGAACCAGAATTTCCTGATCACCGAGTTGACCGGCCAGTTGATGAAGTTGGCCGACGACACGCGGGCGGAAGCTTTCCTCTCGGACAACCCGAACGGCCTGGGCTCTGGCAACCTGCTGCGCAAGTTCATGCAGATGCAGGCGTCTGATGATGAAGGCAGGGCAAAGACCATCGGCCTCGATCGGCGTCGCTTTGGGAACTCGTTCAACCGGCTTCCTGACACCAAGAACGTCGGGTTCTTCACTGGCGGCAGCTAATGCCGCTCAGAAATGCAACCCCACTGAAATGGCGCCCGGCGGGCCTCTCCGATGCGCTCGACGGGACGAACTCGTTCCCCGGCGCCATGTCGGTGCTGCGCGACCTGATCCCTGACCCGTCCACGCGCGGCGTCCATGTCTGCCGGCCGGCGGCGATCCAGCAGGAGACCTTTGCCGAACTCGACGCGCCCAGCGCCGTGACGCTGCTGTTCGTGATCGGCGACATGGCCTATGGCATGATCGGCACCGGCCGCTTCCCCGGCCGGGATGAGCCGTTCGCCTTCAACATCCTGACCCGCACCCTCGCCTCGATCTCGGGCGTGACGATCGACAACGTGCCGTACTCCCCGCTGGAGACCGGCGACTGGACGCCGCCCACGGTCTCGGCCCTGTCCACCTTCCTGGTGGTGACGCACCCCGGCTTCAAGGGCAACGAGAACGGCTTCATCGGCTGGTTCGATCTCTCGGTTCCGGGGCATGTGTCATGGAGTTCGGGCAATCTGCAGGGCAACCCGCTGATCAAGCCGCCGTCGCTGGTCAACAAGCTGGGCGGCCGGCTCTATTACGCCGTCGATAACGCCCTGGTCGCGTCAGACGCGCAGATCCCGCTCAAGGTCACCAACGCCAATCAGGTGCTGTTCTTCGGCTCGTCCACGCCGATCACGGCGATGGCCGGCGTTCCGCTGAACAACCAACTTGGCGGCGTGGTGCAGTCGCTGATGGTGTTCAAGGAGAGCGAGCAGGGCTCGGTCATCTTCCAGCTCACCGGCGACTATACCGGCATCCCGAGCGTCTGGGACATCAACGAACTGAACGTCAGCGGCGGCACGGTCTCGCAGAACTCGATCTGCACGACGCCCTACGGCATCGCCATGATCGACCATGACGGGCTGCGGATCCTCGACGTGAACGGAAACCTCGGCGATCCGATCGGCGGCAATGGTGACGGCATCGCGGTGCCGTTCCAGAACGCCGTGGCCCCGACCCGCATCTGCGCCGCCTTCAACCGCAATGTGTACCGGGTGACGATCAAGAGCGGGAAGAAGTACGGCAACCCGTTCGAGGAATATTGGTTCGATTTCGTGCTCAAGGCGTGGTCGGGGCCACACAGCTTCCCCTATGCGCTGATCGCCGCCTGGCGCGGCACCTTCCTGGCCGCCAACGCGATCACGCCCGACCTCGTGTCGTCGCGGCTGTGGCGCACCGATGTGCGGCCCTCGCCGGTCTCGACCTATATCGAGAACGGCCAGCCGATGACCTTCGACTGGCAGACGGTCTTGCTGCCCGACAACCACCAGATGAAGAACAATTGCGTCATCGAGACGAATATCGAGATGTCCTTCATCGGCGGCAACACGGTGACCACGGTAACCGCCTCCGACCCGGCCGGCTCCTGGCTCGCCCAGGTGGTGATCGACCCGGCGCAGGGCCAGCAGACGATCTGGGGCAATTTCCAGTGGGGCAACGCCAAGTGGGGCGGCACCGGGCTGACGACGACGCTGTGGGACACGAATTTCCAGTGGGACGGCAACAATTGGGACGGTGATCTGGCGCCGATGTCGCCGTGGCGGATGCCGTGGCCGGAAGCGCTGGTGTTCCGCCAGATGAAGATCGAGGTGACCGGGCAGTCGAGCGCCGGGTTCCGCATCGGCAACCTATTCATGAATTACCAGATTCTCGGCTACCAGCAGCAGACAGCACAGGGGGTCAACTGATGGCCGCGAGCGTCACCTATACCTTCATCCCCGGCCAGTACGCCGCCGCGGCCCAGGTCAACCAGAACTTCGCCGATATCGTCTCGTATCTGAACGGGCTCGACATCCCCGGTGTGCCGGTTGCGATCGTCGATGGCGGCACCGGCGCGACCAATGCGACCGCGGCACTGGCGAACCTCGGCGGTGCATCGCTGTCCTACGTCAACACCCAACTCGGCGCGACCGGCCCGGTGCTGCTGAAGGCCGACAACCTCGCCTCGGTGGCCGATCCGGTCGCGTCCTTGTCGAACCTCGGCGGCGCGCCGCTCACCTTCTTCACCACCAGCCGCGTGGTCAATTTCCAGGGTGAGCAGCCGATCGGCCCGCTGATCATCAAGTGGGGCTCGGGCACCTGTCCCAACACGGGCACCGGCCGATCCACCCTGGCGGTCTCCTACCCGACGCCGTTTCCCTCCAATACCTTCGTCGTGCTGGTCAGTCCGCGCGGAAACGCCAACTCAGGCGCGGGCGGCTTCCAGCCCTCAGGCGGGGCGATCACCGTCAACGCGGCCGGCTTCACGGCGGTGCTCGACACGCTGGGCACGGTGAACTTCAACCAGACGTGCGACTTCAACTACATCGCGATCGGGAACTGATCATGAAATCCCTCATCGGCCTCCTGATCCTGATGCTGATCGCGCTTGGCGCCGGACCGTCCAAAGCGGCGGTCTGCGGTGCCTATCCGTTCGTCTTCGTCAACGGCCAAGTCGCGAACGCGGTCCAGGTCAATGGCGATTTCAACTGGATACAGACGTGCCTCAACAACACCAACGTCAACACCTTCGCCGCGCTGCGCGCGAACACCGCCGCGCCACCCTCGATCATCGTCGCCGGCGGCACCTTCCCGGCCGATGGCAGCGGCGGCCTGTTCATCTATAACCCGCTCGACACCACCTCGCCGGATAACGGCTCGACCATCATCGTCGATGCTGTCGGCCATCGCTGGTACCGCAGCGGCGGCTCGGCCTCCTATGTCGTCACCACCGTTGCCAACTTGGCATCCCTGCCGATCGCAGGGTTTCCGTCAGGCATCGCTGTGCTGGTCGAGGGGTACTATGCCGCCGGTGACGCGCCCACGGTGCTGTACACCCTGTCGAAATCGGCCTGTTCGCTCAATAGCGGGGCTGGCGACGGCGGCTCGCAGATACCCTCGACCACGCCGAACAATTGCTGGCTGATCGCGGCGCAGAAGCAATATGACATCCGCAATTGGGGAGCGCACGGCGACCTGAAGAAGATCCTGTTGGCGACCACTACGATCACCTCGGGAAACTGCGCCCTTACCGTCGCCGGGCAGAACTTCGGCAGCGCCGACGTGGGCAAGAATATCAGCATCACGCAGGCCATCGTCGCCAACCAGACGCTGGGTAGCAGCGTCGTCGCCGGTGTGTTCAAGTCGGGCTACCAGGGCACCATCCTGGCCGCGTCGGGCACCGCGCTGACCGTCTCCGCGCCCTGCCCGACCTATAACAGTAGCATCACCCAGGATGTCTTTTACGGCCACCTGGACGACGCCTATTTCAACGCCGCCAGCAACTTCCTGGACACGTTCCAGCAGTCGATTGGTGCCCAGCCGATCCTGACCGGCGGCGGCCTGTCCTACGGCGCCGGTGGGCCGCTCCATGCCAACGCCAATTCCGGCTACGTCAATTTCGAGTGGGTTGCCATGGTGCCCTCGGGCTTCGGCCCGACCACCGGGCTGTGCAGCATCGAGGCATCGTTCGCCTATCTCGAAAACTGGCGCTGCGATGCCGGGTATCTGCCGGTCAATGCTGTCACCGGCAACACCAACGGCACCATCCTGCCGCGTTGGATCAGGGCGGTGAACTGGTTCGGCTCGACCACGAACACCACCACCTTCACCGGCGCGCACAGCACCGTGGCCGGCACCGGCACGACCGTGAACATCACCGGCTGCGCGGGATCCGCTGCCAACGGCTGGTCGTGCACCATGAGCGTCGGCGCGGTCAGCGCGGGCAATGTCCAGCCGGGCTATGGCGTGTCGGGTGCCGGGGTTCCTGACGGCACCTATGTCGCCGGCTATGCCGACAACAAGGCGGTCGGCGACAAGGGCAATTACCTGATCTTCAACGCCACCGCGAACCCTGGCACCCTCGGGCCGATCACGGCAACCTTCCTCGGCTTCGATGTGGTCGTGAACGCCTGCGGGACCGACAATTTTAACTCCATCGGCTTGTCCTCGCACGGCAACGGCTCCCTCGGCATCGCTGACCGGACCTTTATCGTCGCCTGCAACGCCGGCACGATCACGCTGAACAAGGCCCCGACAAAATCCTTCACCGCGCAGTCTCCGGTATTCTATCAGGACGCCAACGGCTTCTATCTGCCGCGCTACACCGATCCGGTGGGCAAGACCGGCACGGTCGGCATCCAGTTCGACCACCCGACCACGGATTGGGACCAGTTCAAGGGCGATCCGGCCAACCAGTACGGCTGCTCGATCTATGACGACTCGAACGGCGGCTCGTCCTTCCTGACCATCGGCTCGTTCCAGGGCGCGGGCGGCATCTGCCGCGGTCCCGACGCGGCGGGCAGCGTCTACAAGGGCGGGGTCCATATCTCGAACCTGGGCAGCGGCCAGAACGATGTAAATGTCGCTGGCGTGCTCGAAATGGACGGCGCCACCGGGGGCAACTACGAGAACATCAACATCGGCGGCCAGTTCCAGCGCTTCATCGTCACCGGCACCAAGACGCCGCAAATCCAGACGACGAACCTAGGCTGGTTCGGCAACAGCGGCTCGGCCGGCTATGCGCCATCGAACTCGATGTTCATCTACACCGAGGAGGCGAACACCTCCCTGGCGAACGTGACGTTCGCGCCCACCGGCGTCAGCCTGCTCGCCACCACCTCGGGCCAGCCCAATGTCGGCACGAACCTGACGCTGATCGCGCTGCAGACGGCCGGCGGCACCTACAAGGAATTCACCCCGGCGCAGATCAACCTGATGTCCTCGGCCGCCGCCGTGGCTCTGAACAACGGTTCCGGCCCGACCTCGATCCCGGAAGGCGTAGACCTTGCGACCGGGCCGCTCGACCACGCCGAGTTGCCGATCGTCACCGTTGCGGCGGCCTATAGCTTCTCGGAAAACGACTGCGGCCGGTTCTTCCGCTTCAATACGCCGAGCTATACCGTCACCATCCCGAACACGCTGGGCCAGAACGTCAGCCAGGCGCTGACCAAGACCGTCTGCACGATCCAGATGTACGAGCCGGCCGCCGGCATCACGCTCACGGTGGCCTCGGGCGCGACGCTGTTCGTCGCCGGGCAGTCGGTTGCCGGTCCGGTGTCGCTGGCCGCCCAGACGATCTACACGCTGCAGTGCCCGGCCAACACCACCGGCGTGCTGGCCGTCTGCTACCTGTCGCAGGGGACCGGCGTCAGCAAGAACATCAATTTCTCTTCGGGCACGCTGGGCTCGGCCCTGACGACGCCGTTTGCCTTCGCCAAGATCAGCAATGGCGGCTTGGTCAGCGGCCTCGTCATGTCGGCCAACGTCTTCACCTGCACCGGCAACCCGATTGTCCAGCTTCTGGAATGCGGCACCAGCACCACCTGCGCATCCCCAACGAACATCGGCTCGGTCACGCTGACGGCGGCCGGGACGGCAACACCGGCGACCGTATCGAGCGCGGCTATCGCGCCCGGCGATTACGTGGCTGGCCGGATCGCCTCGGGCACCTGCACGGCGCTCGACGTCACGGTCTCGGCGGAAATGCAGCAGTGATCGGGTCATGGTCACAGGAAAGTCGCTTTGAACGAAGATGCCTTGGGAGTGTTTGATGGTCGGAATGACATCAGAAGAGAGACGTGAGATGGCAGCCATCAAATCACTCGCGGAGCGTGCGCTGGCGGACCTCGCCACGCACACCGCCGTATGCGCGCAAAGGCAGGGCGATCTGACCCACAAAGTCGATACCGTGATCAAAATCCTGTTCTGGGTTTTCAGCACATTGCTGGTCAGCATGACCGGAACTCTGGTCAATTTGATTATCCACTTTCCACCTAAGCCATAAGTGTTATATTGCCGCCACCTTTGAGGGAGATTGCATCATGTCAAAGCGTTTTCTGGGTACCCTGATTACTCTCGGCGCTTTGATCGGCGCACCCTTTGCGGGGGCGGCCAATCTGCCCTTCTTCACCGGCGTCAGCGGATCGAACCCGGTGAGCTTCCCGGCTGACCAGAACGACCTGAACAACCTGATCAGCCAGATCAACAGCGGCATCACGCCGAACTCGACGGCGACCTTCAGCACGCCGCGCAACCTGCTCGACAACGGCGCCATGGCCGTGCAGCAGCGCGGCACCGGCATTCGCACCTGCGCCACGACCTCGGCCACGACCACGGCGGCCTATTCGACTGATCGCTGGGTCTGCGATGTCAACGTGACCTCCGGCGCCGGCCGCGCCGTGGCGGCGACCACCGGCGGCCCGACTGGCCTCCCTAACAACGTCCAACTCTATCGCACCTCGGGCGCGCTGACCCAGCCGGTCTGCATCCTCCAAGGCGTGTCGAGCGGGCGCGCCTTGGCAGTCCAGGGGCAGCAGGTTGTTCTCAGCCTCTACGCCGAAGATCTGGGCGGCTTGGTGACCGACAATGGCGGGGCGTTCAGCGCCTATGTCCTGACCGGCACCACAGCGGATGAGGGCTTCGCCTCCTGGACCGCTTCTCCGGCAATCACCCCGGCCTGGACCGGCATCGCCACCACCGGCACCATGACCGGCACGGTGACGGGCTCCTGGCAGCGCTTCACCTCCTCGCCGATCTTCATCCCGACCACCACGAAGGAGGTGGCTGTCGCCATCTGCTTCACCCCGACTGCCACCGGCGCGGGCGTGACGGATGGTCTGGCGATCACCGGCGTGCAGCTTGAGCAGAGCCTGACCACGGCCTCGACCTATGAAATCCAGCCCTTCGGTCGCGAGCTCGCCGAGGCGCAGCGCTACTACTGGCAGTGGGCCGAGACGGTCAGCGGCTACACCGTCGTGCCCGGCATGTGCGAGGCGCAGAGCACCACCGTTGCCGTTTGCAACATCCCGCTGAAGGTGACGATGCGCGCGGCTCCGACCGTGGCCTGCACCTTCGGCACGATGAAGCGGATGGTTGCGGGCACCGAGACGGCGCTCTCGGCCTGCGCGGCGGCGGCGACCACCAACGGCGTCTCCGACACGGATGCGCTGTCGATCACCGCCACGGTGGCTTCGGGCGATACGGCGGGCCTTGCCGGCATCCTGCAATCGGGCAACTCGACCGGCGGCGGCCTGATCACGGCTTCGTCGGACTTCTGATCGAAAGGGACATATCGCCATGCGCCGCATTCTGCTCGTTCTGGCGGCGCTGGCGGTTTCCCCGCTCGCCGCGGCTGCTCCTTCTTCGCCGAGCGATTATCCGGGTTGCGTCTATAATACGTCGCCACCGACCCTATCGAATGGTCAGGTCGGACTGACTCAATGCGATGCAAACGGAAATATAAAATATTCCGTTTCCCCATCCAGTACCCAAACGACCAACACGATTTCTGTCGTATCAGTCACCGCAACATCCGGAGTCCTGATCGCCGCTAATTCTGGCCGGAAATCCCTCAGCTTTATGAACATCGGAGCAAATTCCTGCACGATCACAACAGCAAACCCTGCTGTTTCTGGACAGGGTTATGTCCTCTCATCCGGCGGCCCGCTTCCGTCTCAGGGTGGATCACAGCAGTACGATTCCAAGGTTCCTACCAACGCGTATTACGCGATTTGCCCAGCTAATCAGGCGACCACGATCGCCGTCGAAGAGGGGAACTGAAGAATGGCAAGTTCCCCGCCTTTCTCTCCCTCTGTCTTCGCCGTTGCAAACGTCGCGATGCCGCCGATTCAATATTATGCGGCCTTGGCTGGTGTGTCGCTCAAGGGCGATGGCACCGATGAGAGCGCCGCTCTACAATCGACCTTCAACCGCGCCGATCCGATGGTCAACGCTGACGGTGCGCGGGAATTCTGGTGCGACCTAAATATCACCGCACCAACAGCTTACAATCTCGGCAATACGATTGCGCGCGGACCGGGTTCATTCATCAGCACCTACCGTAAGAAGGTCGTGCCCGACAGTGCGCGGGCGATTGTTGCCGGAAATAACATTATCCCCGCCCTCCACCTTCGGCATTTCGCCAAGGCGTTGAACCCTGTCGTTCTCATCTGGAGCGATAGCACCGGCACGGACGCGGCGAATCACATATCCGCGTCTGAAATGTTGTGGGCCATGCTGGAGGCTCAGTTCCAGATCCAAAATACCGGAAACGGGCGAACCATAAGTTTCGTCAATCGGGCGATCGGCGGGACGGATATCACGCAGTACAATGCCACTGGGACGACCCTTATAGCTGCCGGCGTCACCCTTCCGTCTTGGTTTTCCCCCACATCGGCGCCGTGGTCTGGTTTTATCTCGAACCAGAACCCCGACCTGATCATCGTGGATTTTGGCGCCAATAATAGCAGCGCGAATACGATCTCTGCCATCAACAATCTTGTCACGTTCGTGTTGGGGCTCACAAAGGTCCCAGACATCCTATTTTGCACCAATCTCCCGCGCGGAACGCAGGCAGACAGCGGATCAGGCGAAGTAACTGCTCTTGAGGCTCGCGACTTTGCGGCGGGATGTACGCGTTCATTCGCCGCCTTTAGCGCACCTGGATCATCCAGCGGAGGTTATGGATATCTGGATTATCATCGCATCGGATGCATGTTGCGTGACGGGTTCGATCCTACCACACAAATCATCACTGCCTCAATTACCAGTCAGACGATGGCGCTTCCTGTAACGCTGTCGAGCACGCAACAGGACTACGATCTAATTTTCACTATCGACAATACTGGGGGTCAGGCATTCGGCAGCAGCCAGCATCTGGATATTACTTTGTCCGCGCTCGCGGGAAATATACTGAGAGTATCTCAGACGGGATCAAACTATCAATTAATCGGTTTTTCTGGCGGCGGCTTAACTTGGCTCAGCGCCCTAAATACATTATTGGCGATCCCGAACGGCATCTGCACCATTGAGATTTCCATACGCAATTCAGCGATCACCGTGAATTGTGATGGTAATATAGCCTTTCGAGGGCTTATGCAGCGTGGGGGCTCTGCCTTTACCCCGACCATCTCATATTCTGCGGGTTCCGGCCCGGCCAATATCGTCGTCACCTACTCGCCGAGCACCCCTGCTCTGACGATCCCAGCGTTGACCGACTACGAAATGTTTGGCTATGGGCCGAACTTCCCGAATGGTGGCAACGGCATAAATCATCCCGCCTCGCCGGCCTATGAGGCGATTCACGCCTATATCACTAGTTCAGCAAGGCTAAATTTGGCTGAAGCTGGCCGACCGACGCAGGCGTTAACCGCCGCTGGCGCTGTGTTCCTTGACGCCGATCTAACAACCTTGGTGGGTCCCTCAAGCGGCACTTATGCGATCACTCTAGCCGCCCCGACGATCCTTCAGCAGGGAACGACCAAGGCTATCCAGATGCTGTCAACCACCGGAACGAACACTGTGACGATGGCGCTGACCAATGTGATCGGTGGAACGGCCAGCACCACATGCACATGGAACGCGGCAAATCAGGTTCTGGTCTTAAAGGCGGTTAGCGGAGTCTGGGTTGTTGAAAATCAGATCGGTGTGACCCTA